GACTGTTTGAACGAGTGGGTCTGCTCCGCGATGTTGTATTCATACATCAGTTCGAGCGTGCGTCCGACGCGATCCATCATCTCGTCGAACTGCTTGATCATCGCGGCGTCCTGCAGGATCGCCATGCTGTGCGGATCGGGCGGAAGGCCGGATTGCGAGGCCATCAAGGCCGACTGTTGTGCCTGCTGCAGCTGCATCTGCGTGCCGTCCCAGGTCTGCGCCAACAGCCGCGGCTTGGTCTTGGCCTGCATCGTCGGGTTGTTCGGGTAAAGCTCCGCGGTGCGCTGCAAGACGTGGCGGATGCAGATGTTCGCGACATAGCGATCGTCACGCTTCTCGGTCTTGGCCATCTCGGGCCACTGACGGCCCTCACAGAACTCCATGTTCTCGCGCATGCGGCGGAACTGCGTGCGCCAGTGCCGCTTGGCACGCTTGACCTTGTCCTGCCAGCGGTTGACCAGCTTGCGCCGCGGGTCGTCCGGGACCGGGCGATCACGTTGGACGTAGGTGGGCTGACCCGTGCCGGGGACCTGGGAGACTGTCGCCGGGGTCGGATCGAGCTGCATGCTGTTCGCGGGACTACCCATACCCGGTGGTCCCATGCCGGGCGGTGGTCCCGTAGGTGGTCCCATCATGCCCGACATCGATCGCGATCATCGTGATCATCTGGTTTCTTTATGACCTCTATGTGTGCGCCGTAGGTGGCGCATTCAGGGTGCTGCGCTATGGCGATAATGCCGGCGATGATCACCAATGCGATCAACCACTGCACCAGCCAGAGGACCGAGAAGCACATCTCACCAGCCTCCTGACGCGAAGCCCAGACGAACGCTGCGCTCTGCCTGGTCGCGCTGCATCTTGAGCCAGCCAAACGTGTGTTCGTCCGGCTTGTCATCGTCCTTGTCCCGGCGCTCGGCTGACGCGCTGACCTGCAGCGTGAGGCCGAGGCCGATATAGGCCAGCGTGTCGACGAAATCGTCGTGCGCGTCGTAGGGGAACTTCAGCATCTGGTCGCGCGCCGCCGGCCACCAGGGCGCGCGTTCGGGAAATCTGAGTTTGCCCATGCTCATGCGGCCCTGGATCGACTGCGCCCGGGTCTGCTTGTCCGCGATGGGCTGCATCTCGATCAGGCTGCAAAACGTGTGCGTCTCCAGCATGCGCTTGCGCAGGAACGGACCGATCGACTTAGAAATGTGGCTGCGCTCAGCCCACCAGAACAAAGGCTTATGCAGCTTCATCATGCGCAGCATGCTCTCGGTGGTCTGTTCCGCGGTCATCTGTCGCCAGACGCAGTCGGGCAGCACCCAGATCGTGTCGTCCTTGTCGACGCCGATCACCATGAGGCAGGTCTTATCGCTGCCCTGCTTGAGGGCGACAGCGTGATCGGACGCCGCGTAGCAACGCAAGTTCGAGGGCAGTTCGTTCGGCCGGTAGGTGTGCAGCCAGTCCACCGAGAAGAACGTGCCGCCGGCGGGTGACGGCCGGCCCTGATAGAGCGCGCTGAACCCGCGGTGGTCCCGGCGCCTGAGCGCGTGCAGATAGGTCTTGCCGAAGCGGCCAGGCCAGAGCGGTTCGTCCACTTCGCGATGGAGGGGGTCCTTGCCGTCATCGAACGCCAGCGCCGGCAGATCGATGATGTGCCACTCGGCCGCTTCCTCGGGGTCATAGTATGAGTTGTGCGGGTCGGTCAGGCGGCCGATCAGATCGTCCTGATGCCAGCGCGTCTGGATCAGCATGATCCGGCCTGTCTCGTCCATCAGGCGAGACGCGATGACCTGGGTGAACCACGTCCAGAGGGTATCCCGGATGGTCGGGCTGTCCGCCTCCATGCGGTCCTTGATCGGGTCATCGATGCACAGGAGATCGCCGCCGCGCCCCGTGGTGGTGCCGCCGCGACCCACAAAGGCGAGAATGCCGCCCTGAGTGGTCTCCAGACGGTCAGAGGCTTTGCTATCGTCCTTGAGGACCGTGTTCGGGAACACCTGGGCATAGGGCGGCGAGACCATGATGTCGCGCACCGCGCGGCCGATGTCCTGGGAGAACTTCTCGTTATAGGTGCCGAAGATGGTGGAGAGTTCAGGGTGCAGGCCCGCGAACCAGGCGATGAACATCTTGGACGCGAGCTGGGTTTTACCGTGCCGCGGCGGCAGATTGATGATCAGCCGCCGCATCCGGCCAGCCGCAAGTTCTTCCAGGGCCGCGCAGATGACCTGATGGAACCGCTGCACCTCGTAGCGCGAGTGGTCGGGATCGTCGGGGTAGCGCGGCGAGGGCATCATCAAGCGGGTGAACGCGAGCATCGAGGTTTCCGCCTCGGTGACCGCGATCAACCGCTTGAGGACAGCCTCGTAGCGGACAACGTCGGGTGTCACCGTCGTACCGAACGCACCATGCCGAGACCCAGCAGCCCGACACCAAGCACCGCCAGGCCCAGCGGTTCGCCCGCCGGCACCACATCCGCGCTGGCAGAGAACGTGATCACACTCCCCGCGCCGAGCGTGAAGTTAAGCGCCTCGGTGAGCGAGAACGGCGCAAGCAGGTTGGCGATCGACAGGTTGTTGCTGTTCGCGCCACTGCTGTTGCTCTGCGTGATGTTGCTGTTGATCACCGGAGTGGTGAACGTGCCAGCGCAGCTGTTCTGCGCGTCGGACGGATTAGCGCACGCGGTGGACGAAAAGAGATTAGCGGCGCTGCCAGTGATCACCGTGCCGCTGATGTTGTTGCTGAGGGTGGTGGCGCCCGAGGGCGCGGTGAAGTTGGTATCCCCTGCGCGCAGCACGATCGATTGCGTCGCGCCGGAGCTGTTGGTGACGCGCACGGCGGCTTGTGTCACGTCCCCGTTGGTTGGCGTCCCAGGAGCATTGGAAGACGCACCCAGGATCAGGAACGTGATACCGGCCGGATCGGTAAAGGTGACGCCGGGACTGCACGCCGGGCCGCCAGAGCAGAGCGTCGTGAAGCCGCCGCCATTGACGCTCTCATCGAGGATCAGGGTGGCGGATGCCGGTATCGCGAGAACACTCGCGATACCGGCCAGCAGGACAGTTTTCAGCATGCCAGAATAATTCCCCTTGCTTACGATTAGCCCCGACGCGGTTCCGGCGTCGGCTGGATCGGCGGCGTGACCGTGACGGGAGGCGTTGGCAACGGCATGCCGACAGCCAAGCCAGGATCAACGACAGTGTAACCAATCACCTTGAGACCACCGGCTGCCGCCGCCACGATTGCCACAAGGAACTTGCCCGAGGGGGCGTGACCCGGTGGTGTTGGCAGCGGATGACCAGCGACACCTCCGGGCGGCAAGCCCGCGTCAGGACGCGCTGGTGCTGGTGGCAAGCCCGCGTCTGGACGGCCCGGTGCTGGCGGCAGCGGCGTGCCAGCGTGTCCAGGCGGTCCCCCTGGCAACGGCATGCCCGCGACAGGCGGATGCACCGGCGGCCAGATTGCGCCAGGCGGCATTGGATAATCCGGCGGCAGTGCGATGGGCGGCCAGATGGTCGCAGGCGGCGGCCAGAGGCCCGGAGGCGGTGGCAGCGAGTTGTCGATCCAGCCGCCGCCACCCGGCAGCGTGTTGTCGATCTCGCCACCGCCAGGCAACGTGTTGTCAATCTCGCCGCCACCGCTACGCGTGCGAAGGAACCCAGATACATACGGCATGTTCACTCCTGTTGAGTTAGTTGGGTCGTTCCGTGTTCTGTTAAGTGACGTTGAAACTGGCCGAAGTTGCCGTCGCCACCGGCAAGGTGCAGGACACCCTGGCAGTGGCGGTGTTCGCGGCAGCGAGCGTGTTCGCCGGGAACGTCGTGCTGAAGACACCGGTCGTGGTAACGGCCGGCGTGTTGGTGGCTTTCACCGCGCCACGCTGGATCAGATCCACGGTCACCGTGGGCGGGTAGAGGTTCAGGCTGGCGTCGACGTAGAGCTGCCCGGTGACCGTGGTCGCCGCGGTGGCGAGCTGCGCCGGCGGCTGGCTGACGGCGATCTGCATGGCACCGCCGCTCAGCAGGTAGTCGCGCCAAGCAGACTTCTGCACGCGGAACACCGGCACAGTCTTCGGCGGCGCAAAGGCGACAGGGGGCTGCGCCATCACGCTTCCCTCACCGCGGCGGGCGGCACGGAGACAGCATTCGACGTGCTCTCAGCCGAACCCGCCGCGTTGAAGGCAGTGACCGTGCAGGTGATGTCCTTGCCGGCATCGGTGTCGGCGATGAGGTAGGTGTCGCCACCGACACCGACCGGCCCATCGGTCGCCCACTGATAGACATACGAGGTCGGCTCGCCGGTCCAGTTGCCCATCGTGCAGGACAGGACCTCCCCCACCGTGCCGACGCCCAGGATCGCCGGGGCATCGACGTTGGTGGGCGGATCAATCGGTGCCATCGGCTCATCCGGCGGATCACGCGGATCGGGCGGCAACGCGGTGTCCTCGATCAGCGCCACCACCTCCGGGTCCGGCGGGTCCTCAAGGACCACGGGAGGCGCGACATCGGCGCCACCAGGCGGCGGCTCATAGGGTGGGTTGTCGATGACGGTATCGCTCATGGCGTGTCCCCTTTGGCCTCCAGAATAGCAATGCGCTGGGCCAGCTCCTTGACGGCGTTGATCAGCGCCAGCGACAGCGCAGTCATATCGAGCGTGCGCAGATCGTCTACCGGCACGCCGTCAATGATGGCGCTGATCTTGCTGACCATCTCGGGCATCGGGATCTCGGCTTCCTGCGCGACAAGGCCGATGAACTCCTGCGCGCCGTCCACGCCCTCGTGAGGCGGCGGCATATCGTCGCCACGATGCCAGTTATTCTTGAACGTGTAGCGCACCGGACGCAGCGCCAGGATGGCATCCAGCCCGCTGTAATAGCCATCGATCACGGTCTTGATGCGGGCATCTGAACTGTCAGCCCATACACCGCCGCCGGGCTTCCACGCATTGCCGGGCACGTTGAAGTTTGAAGCATTGCCGTAGCAGAGTGTGTTCGCGCCGCCATTGATCGCAATCGAGACCGAACCACTCGTATAGAACCCCAAGGTGCTGGCGCTGAGATAGCCGTGAGTGCTGACCGGAACGCCATTACCATCGGTAGCGCCGAACTGAACGGCGCCAGCTCCGGCGATCCAAAAGCCGCCTGCGTAGCTGACGGTGGTATTATACATGGCCATGGCAGGGTTGTTCCCCGCGTTGACCGACAAGACGCGACCGATCTGGCCGTAGAGCGTACCCTCTGTGCTGAGGTTGCCGTTGACGTTCAGACTGCCAGTGCAGGCGTCCCCGGTCTTGTATAGGTAGCGCGCGTCCGATGTGCCGGCCGCGTAATAGTTGCCCTGCACCCAGCCGACATTTGCTAGTTGCGCCACATAACCGCTGCCCTCGACGTGTCCGACAATGAACGAGCCATCCCAGCCGAACGAGAAGCGGTTGGGACCAAGAGCACTGTAGAGGATGCCGTTGCCCCCGACATTCATCACGCCGCCGACAAACTGATTGCCGTTGATAGTGAGAGAACCAGTGATCGTGTCGCCGGCCACGTTGACGTAGGTTGCATCGGCAACTGCCGTCACATCCGCCGTGGTGAGCGTGATCGCGCCGCTGCGACCGTTGAATGTCTGCACGCCGTGGGTGTCGGCGTAGCTCTCGGCGTAAGCCTTCGTTGCCGCGTGCAGTGGCGCGGTGGGTGGACCAGATAAGGTGAGCAAACCGGTTAAGGTTCCACCAGTGAGCTGGAGGTAGCGCGCGTCATAGCGGGCGTCGTAGCGCGCATCGAGCTGCACGGTGGTCTGGAAGACGTTCCACTCACCGGCGACGAAGGAATGCGGCGTGAGTGGCGTGCGCGCTTGCAGGAGCTGAGTGCCGTTCACCACGATGTCGCCGGTGCCGTAACCAGCGGTCGGGACATAGACGTGGATGGGCAGGAGATCGACCGGGGCCTGCGCCTGATTGATCATGCCGAAGTGGTAGTCCGCAAAGTTCACCCAGAGTTCGCCGGGCGGGCGAGTACCGCTGCCGGGAGTAGTGCCGGTGGTGGTGAGATGCTGGCTCTGGACGCGCGAAGTCATGGCTTTTCGCTATCCGATCATCGTGATCATGGGGCCGTTGATCGAGGTCGGGACGTTCGCGACACTGGCCCAGTGTTCCAGCGCGATCTGCGTGGCGATGGCTTGTACGCCGGTGCCAGTGACCGTGGCCCAGTGCTCGAGCGCGACCTGGGTGACCTGTGCGTCGGGGTT